CAAAGAGGTCTGTCCCGGAAGCCGCTAGGGGAGTGCTGCTCGTCCCCAGAGATCCGGTAAAGCCTTCCAAGACCTTAATCTTGGCGACTCCCGTGATCGAGGTTCCCGTAACGGTTTGGGCGCCGGTGTTGAATATGACGGTATCGCTGGCTCCAGGGACGACGCCCCCGGACCAGTTGCCCCCGGTCTTCCAATCCGCGCTCGATGTTCCAGTCCATAAATATGTCGCCATGATGTTCTATTCGGATCAAGAGATCGCCGTAACCTCCAGAAGCCCGCAAGATATGACAGAGGTTAGGCCGGCTTGGTTGATAGGTGTTCCGGCAATGGTTTGTGAATACTGCCCAAGTTGCCGAACAGTGCTGCAATATATACCCGGAGTCTCGACTCCAGCCTCCAGACAGGTTTGAGCGCCGACGCCGGTCATCTCGGCCAATGAAAATTCTGGCGGATTCTGAATCGAGTTTGTAAGACCCCAGGCGAAAGCCGGGACGTGACTTACGCTCGGAAGTTCTGGAGTCGCGACATTTGCAAGGAAGACTGGATTAGGAACGTCGACGACTGGTCCGGGATCCCCAATAGGATAGTCGGTCACGATGCTCGATCCGTTGCAGTTATCGTATTGAAGACTCGTAACGATGTTTTTGTTACCGACTTCTGACCCTTTATAGTTTCGAGCGAATTGACCAGCGACGTTATTCGTTCCCGCTTGTCCGCCAGGGGGAGGGATGGAGAAGCATCCGGCCGGAGGGGGTTGTCCTTGAGTCCGAAAGAAGTTTAGATCCGACTGTAGTATCCCGACGTCTCGCCTTTGCGAAGGGTCTACGAATTGGTTTTCATTTCCTAGGATTCCTATCCCCCCCGTCCCAAAGTTATAGACATTGTCATAACCAGGAGGAGATATCACTGGCTGGAATCCTATTTGCTGATATCCCTGATAGAAATATCGGAATGCGTAAACGGGAATGTCCGCAATAATTACGGACGCTGTACCGAAAGCGGCCGAGATCGTAAAGGATTCTTCGTCAGCACCAGACGACTCGGCAAGTCTGTAAACGGTTTGAATGGATGAAGCCCTATCCGGAGAGCCCGCAGAATATGACCCTTGGAATCCATGCGGGGAGTTTAAGTCCCCGTCCGGGAAATTAAAGGTGTAAGCCGACTTCGAGGGGATCCCTCCAACCGCCGAGATCGTTGTCTTGTTGTAAGTCTTGGAGAAGGTCTGGTCGATCGCGTCTTGGTTCCCCGTGACTAGGTCGCGGATCGTTCCGCGTACTCGATAAGTAACAGAGATCGAACTTGGAAAAATGTCGGCGAAGTCGTAGACCAAGACTCGATCGGAGGTTGGAGGAACGGCCGCCGAAGTCCAATACGCTAAGTGTTCGGGTTGAGTCGCTTCGAGGTAAGGGTAATACTTCCAAGAATATGAAGTACCATCCGCGGAGGTTGTTGTCTGACTGAGTGCCGGCTGTGCGTCATACGCCGAACTTACGAAGAGATATCCGACTCCAGCGACCAGACCGATATCTTCGCTCCCGTCAAGAGGTCGGTTTCCGGTGTTCTCTGGTTTACGCCAGATAAGACGAGTCTCTCCGGTTAAAGCGTCCATCTGTGCATCGGTCAAGGTTCGAGAAGTGTCGTTGTCCCAAGTCCAACCCCGATGGTTTAGCGTCTTATTCTCTTTGAAAGAATCAAGCGGAGCCGGTCCGGCTTGTCCCGATGGCCTAATCTCTTTCCAGGATGTTCGACCGAACACGAGAACAGCGTTCTCATGATCCGCGAAGGTAACGTCCGAGGTTGCATTGGTCGGGGTTTGGTTTGCTTCTGTACCAGTAGTCTTAAAGATAACCGTCGAGTCGGAAGCTGTAATCGTTTGGTCTAATCGGATCCAAAAGGAAATCGTCCCAGACTTTTCGACGACTCCGCTCGGGATCGCGGTCTTTGGAAAGATCTCAATAAAGCGAACGCCCGACGGAGTTGTCCCGCAGCAACACATGCGCTTTTTGTTGACGGTCACGAACAGGATCCGTCGATAGCGTTCTCGGCTTGAAAGAGGTAAAGACTCGCGCCTTGGTCGTCTCTGAATTGACGCATAAACACGAGGGAGCCAGTCGAGATTGCCTGGACTGACATCCCAGAAGGGAAGTCGCCGGCCGAGAGGTCTACGCCGGGGTTCATCAGTGCGGCTGTATTGTTTACTTCCATGATGTTATAAGCGGTGCCAGTAACAAGACGACCCCCGGCGGAGAAGTTGTAATCCTTAGAGTCGCTCGAGAAGTCGTCCGCCGTCTCTTCGTCGAAGGTGTAAGCGAAGCGATTGTTTTCTCCAGTGATCCCAGACGACCCGGTAATCCTTGCGACAAAGACCCGAGGTTGTTTAGATTCTCGAGTTCCGTCTAGGCTAGGCTTCTTCTTTCCTCCGCCGTTCGCAGACTCGAAAGCCTCGAGCATATCCATGAGACGAGCGAATAGGTCAGGAGTAAACTTCCCGAGACCTTGCGAGATTTTGGGGTACTCTCTCATTAGACCGGGTCCGGAAGTCCTAAGGTGTTAAAATCTCCGGTATCGAAGAAGGGTTGTTTAAACAAAACAGTCTCAGCGATATAGACCTTGTCTACGGCCGGCTCGTCAGGATCGAGTATTAACAAGACGTCTCCATTCCGATCTCTTTTAGGTGCTTGCCGTTGGTGTTGGAATTGATCCCAGACAAAAGTAAAAGAGGCGTTGTAAGAGTTTATCCCGTCTCGTGAAAGACTCATACCAGTAAACAAAAGATACCCAGCCTCGGCTCCGAGGAACGGTAAAGAGTTTCTTTTCGCGACCAATGAAAGCGAGTCCAGATTCGGGACGTCCGCGAAATTCTCATAACGGACCATGAGTTCGAGTTCTTGTTGGATGATGAAGGCCGTAATCGGTTCGCCGGCTACGTCGACCGGAGTTCCGACGATGTCCGTATTCTGATTTAATGGGAATACAAAATCATCAGCCCGCCATAGATCGAAGGCTATCGGCTTCTGTGAAATATTGAAAGCGACGAAGCTTGGAGCGGAAGGGTCGTCCGTCGTATCGTTCCCGCCGACCGTCTCGAGCCCGTATTTAAACGAGACGAGATACTGGATTTGTTTATCTCCGACGGATCGAACCGATACCGAGAGCGGGATAAGGTTCCCCAGAACTGTGACCGGGTCTTGTGTGTAGAGACGGACATTCGTCGACCGGATGACTTGGTTTACACTTGGCTGAGTTGTCACCGTCGAATCATTCTCGACGACGAGGAACTCTCGAGTACCGCTTCTGCCGTCGGTCCCTTGTTCAAATCCGCGACTCTGTTCGAAGGCTTCAAGACTCATGAGAAGGACTCCAGTCCGGTAAGCATTTCTCTAAACATATTTTCAGTGTTCTTTGCGATCTTGTCCAAGTTGTCCGAATCCTTCTTCGCGACGGTTGGGTCTACCTTAACCATGCCGAGAGCGGTTTGTATCCCCTCGGTAAATCCTCCAGGTCGATCCGCGGCCGCTTTGGGTGCATCTGTTCCAAAGCCCAGCGGGCTAAACTTCTCAAAATCCATAGCGGATTGTTCTGGAAATTTCTCTGGGAAGATTTGCTTCAGTTCGCTATCGCTAAGGAACTTCGACATAACGTCGAAAGAGTTAAGAGCCGGACCTCCGCCTCCGGGTGCTGGAGTAGTCTTCTTCCCTCCAGTGAGCGGATCAAGTTTCGCCGATAGTTTTAAGATCAGTTCTTCGAGTTTTCCCGTTCTCTTAAATTCGAAGGGAGCCTCTAAGAAGGGAGCCGCCTTTTGCATTTGAGCCCCGGTATCTTTGAACGGTGATTGACCTTTAAGAACATTTAGTCCCATTTGTTGACCGAGTGCGATCGTCCGCATCATCCCGATTATGTTTGTGAAGGTATCCGCTATCGCGGTAAAAGCGAGACCGACGGATTCCGCGACCAAGAGCATCGTCTGGGCAACATCTTTACCAGCCGTTTTAAGATCGCCAAACTGGCCGCGCATGTCGCCGATGACATCGTTTAACGCTTGGAAAGTTCGAGTTATTTCCTCAAAGAATCCGACCCCGAACTGTTCGAAGGTCTCACCAAGTTTGATCCTAAGACTTTCAAAAGCCGATCCAGCCTTGATCGCTGAACCAGTAACGCCCGAGAGCATCGTCTCCGCCATCTTGTCGGAGATACCCTCTACGTTTAGCATCTCGCCATGTAGACCGCGGAGTACGTCCATTTGCCCAGTCAAAGCGACGGCCGCCGTACCTGCTCGAGCGTCGAGATCTTTCATCGTCTGGACGACGCCTCGAATACCCTCGGTATCAAGTTGCTTAAGTGCTTGGGTAAGCCCGCCAGCGTTGGCGATATCTTCGCCCATCTTGACCAAGACCATCCGAAGACCAGTACCCGCGAGCGATCCCTTGAGGCCGGCATTTGATAGGACGCCCAAAGCCGCCGCCGTCTCTTCGATCGAAATCCCCATCGCCGAAGCGACCGGACCAGCGAACTTAAAAGCCTCCCCCATTTGTTCGACGGAGGTATTTGATTTAGAGGCCGAAGCCGCCAGAACATCGGCGACCCGGCCCGACTGAGTAGCCTCGAGTCCGAAGCCGCGAAGGACGCTCGCCGTAATGTCGGCCGCGTTCGCAAGATCAAGTTGTCCGGCCGCCGCCAGGCTTAGAACTTTCGGAAGCGTCTTCGTAATCTCTCCGACGCTAAAGCCAGCCTGAGCCAAGAAGCCCATCGCCTGAGCCGCTTCTCTCGCAGTAAAGGCGGTAGTCGCTCCGAGTTCTTTCGCCAAGTCTGTAAGGCTTTTGAAGGACTCCCCAGTCGCTCCGCTAATTGCCTTGACCCTGAGCATCGAACTTTCGAAAGAAGCGAAGACCCGGATAGAGTCTCCGATCGCCAAAGCCGCAGCCGATCCCATAACAGCGAAGCCTCGAGCCATCACCCCCGTCGCTCCGACGACCATTCCTCGAGCCCTTCGAGTAGATTTTTCGAAGTTGCGGAGAGACCGCTGGGCCTTCGTCATTCCTCTCTGAAAGCCCTCGACTCGAGCCCCGATGGCAATATGTAAGGCTTTAACAGTTGCCATCTAAGTCCCTTTGTTTTGGAGTTTCATCAGAGCGAACATCCGATCCTTAATCTGTTCGGCATCGGTCGCCGGTTCGGGTTTGTCCATAAATGGCATAAAATCAGCCGGCTTGAATGGCTGAGTACGCTTCCCGCGGTTGGCGTTGGCAATGAGTGCCGACTGTATCGCTTGGTTAATGTCATCCCGTTCCGGACCGATCGGAGAGATCCGGTCGTAAGCCATCCAGCCGGCAAGTTCTAGGGAGGACATCTCCCGCTTAATCTGGGCGACCGTCTTTCCTAGTGCCAAGGCTAGACGGAAGAGAAACCGGGTTAGAGGTCGCCCGCGGATTCCCCCTCGAGAGACTCGATGTCGCCAGAGGTGAATCCGTTCAGAGCTGCCGCGATTCCAAATACCCGATCCATCGCCGCCGCGGACTTCTTACCGAGAGCCTCGATATCTCCGTCCTGGAAGAGACGCTCTCCGTCCTCATTGCAAGCCGCCAAGACGACCAGACGAGCCCGAAGGTTTAGAAGGTTTCGACGCTTGCCCCCAGAGACGGAAGCCTCGAAGGCGTCCCGCTCAGCCGCGGTCAAGATACGGACGAAGAGATCGCCGCCCCATTGAGGGACAGAGATCTTCTCGAGGTGTAGGTCGTCAGACCCGAGGATATCGAGTCGGTTAAGTGTTGGCATATTCCCTCCGTTGTTGGTTTAGCCTGATGTGTGAGTAATGTTACCCGAGACCTTGAAGACGATAGACGCTCGGTTAATTTCGTCAGGAGCGACGGACACCGAGAAGGATCGCACGAAGGCGCCGAAAGCGAACTTGTCGCCGTCGGAGAGAGTGATCTCGACAGCTTCAGCCGTTGCACTACCAGCCTCGAAAGACTCGAGGACATCTTGTTGACCTGCATCACCGTTGTCATCGAGTTGACATTCGACCGTGACTTCTCCGCCGTCTCCGAATCCCGGAATAAATGTCCGGAGGGTAGCGGTCGAGAGGTTGGTCGTATCGACCATCGTTCTCTCCATAGTCGGCCCATCGATGGACAAGACTTGTCCGATGACTACGGTGTCAATTTTGAGGATTGCTCCTTGGCCTAAAAATGCTGTCATCCGGGATAGTCCGTTTCGTTAGATCGATAAGAGAAGAGGAAAGAGAGTTGTCGGATAAACACTCCGACCCGACCCCCATTAATAGGGCTCGCATAATCTGTTCGGTCATTGGTATGGGTGCAGCCCAAGACCTCGACGCTTGCGATCCCGTCGCCGTCTGGGATGACCTGATTTCCTCGCCGGCCAGAGAGTGCCTGGCGTACCCGCTCGGCTAGATCCGTAGCGGAGGCGTAATCGTCAGCCATGCAATAGATATCGAAGTCGACCGAGATAATGTCAGACGCCCCCGAAAGAGTCGAGTAAGGCCGGGACGAACCGATTTCGTACATGATCGCCGGGAGGGTCTGCTCTTGGTCAAGAGCCAGAGGAGCGACTCGAGTCGAGACGATGCTCGAGACGTCGCCGTCCGTCTGGAGGATTCGAAAGAGAGCCCGCTCGACTTGGGAGATAACAGCCATTAACCGGCGCCCCTTGCCTTCTCTAGTTTTCTTAGTTTTCTAAGAAGCGATTTAGACATCCGCTCCGCCATACGTTTCTCGAGCCCCCGAAGGTGACGCTCGGCGGTTCTGGTTAAGAAGCGATCGCCAGGCGTCCCCGGAATCCGTACGGAATACTTCGAGCCGTTGCGACCCCGGACCCGCATCAAGAAAGCCTTCCGTCCGAACTCGATAATATGAGCGAGATTCTTCCGAGACTCGAAGCCTTTATATCGACCGGAAGAACGAGCTTTAATCCCGACCCCGACCCGTCCGATGAGTTCGCCCTTTTGCTTCCGTACCGTTCGATCGATCTGGGCTCGGACCGCCCCCTCGTCTCGAGGAGCGAGAGACCTGGCGGTCTGCTCCATGTCCTTCGTTTCTTTGGTGATTGCCGCCCGACGGATCTTCTCGGCTTCGACCTTGCCCAATTCGCGGAGAGCCCGCTGGAAGGCGTCGGCGCCTTGGAGTTTGATTGATACATTGAGATCAGATACTCCCATCAGACCATCTCCCGCGCTTGGATCTCGATCATCTGGTCGATCTCTTTCCGGTTAAGGAACTCGACGACCTCGAAAGTCCGCGAGTCGTAGACCAAACGTGACGTCGCAGAGACGTTTGCGGTATACCTGATGGTAATTTTATGGGTAATTCGAGCCTTCGTTTGGTCCGCGTTCTGGAGTTCAGACCCCCGGATCGGATCGATGGAAGCCCAGACAGTCTCGGCCGTCGAGAATGAAGCGGACCTACCGCCGAAGTTATCGACGGTCATCGAGGGGTTCTGAATGGCGACTCTGTGCCTGAGTTGCCCGGCCCGCATTAGAACGCCTCCGCGACCCGATACTGGAGGATCAGCCGCTCGACTCCCATCGGGACCGGAGCGAAGGTTGTCCCCTTCGGATCGACTGCTTCACGATGCTCGTAGAAGTGAGCCGCCAACATTAGGACCGCTTGGATCAACGGTTCAGGAACGTCGCTCGAGGACGCTCCATAGCCGGAGACCGCGGTGATCGTTACCGCTTGATCTTGGTCGAGGGTCGACGGCCATTCTTGGCCCGACTTGAGATAGATCCTTCCAGGGTCTCGGATGATGTCGACCCCGTAGACGCTCGAGGCGAGGGTCTGAGAGGCTCCGTCCGCGTCCAGATATGTAATCGAGGTCACGGACCCAAGAGGCGAGACAGGCGAGTAAATGACATCCCCATGAGGGAACATATCGAAAGAAAAAGTGTAGGTCGCGTTTATGAGCTGCCGGCGTGTCTCGTTCTCGACGTAGTTGGTCGCTCTGGTAATCAGGGACGCGATCAGAGAGTCCTCGTCGGAATGGGAGATCCGCATCCAAGTCTTAGCCGTCGAGGTTGCGACGACCGCGGCCGATGGTCCCGTCGAGATTTTCAGTCCGTAGGTATCTGGGTTCATGCAGTCCTCCCCCTTCTGTTCGGCATAAACGAAGAAGGGGCTCCCGAAGGAGCCCCAGAGGGTATTTGGATGTCAGGCTAGGTTTAGCCGAGGGTAATGACTTTACAAGCCGCGGTATTAAGGAGTTCGCCATCGTTGAAGGCAATTCCGCGGATACCGACCTGGCCGCTCGCAGCGTACAACTCGTCGAGTCGTGAGAACTCGAAGCCGCCGAAGTCGACGATCTGGTAGTAGGAAGTGTCACCAAAGAGGATCGGCTTCTTGCCCGAGGTCATAACGTCGACATTGTCCGACTCGTAGACAGGCTTCCCGAGCAAGGTGTCAGGAGCGGCGCCGAGGCCAGGAGTCCAGAGGTAGTTGGAACTGAATCCGTAGCCGCTTCCGTTGACGGTTGCGGGTTCCTTGAGTTGGCGAATCGCGGTCGCTGCTTCTGGTGAGATAATCCAGTTCGCAGTATCAGCGGTACGGTATTGAACAGCGACCGAGTAGAAAAGATCGATCAGTTCGTCAGCGGTGACAGCCGTAGCGGATGCCGCGGTGACTCCCGAGGTAGCGTTATCGAAAATGCCGCGAGGAGCGTTGGAGTTGTCACCAGTCAAGAAGCCAGCCAGTTCAGCCGTCGCGAATGAGCGAGCGAATGAAGAGGCCATGTAGGCTTCGAGTTGAGCGGCCGAGAATGTGCCGGTGTAGTTGAGCAATTCCTCGGAGACCTTCATGATCCGACCCAAGCGAACAGGGTTAAAAGTTACCTGCCCGAATGAGTGATCGCTCTCTGAGATCGCAGCACCTTCAGCACCATAAGCCGCGGCGCCGATCGATGACTCGGTCGCGAAAGCGGTCTTCTGGGACACTTGGGTAACGGTTCCGATTTGCCGCATAAAGTTGGCTTCTTCTCGGAGTTGGCTGATTTGCTGGGAGACTTGGGTTGTCGCCAAGTTACCGCCAGCACCAGCGGAGCCGATGGAAAGAGCCCGCATTTCGCGTTCGGAGAGACGCTCGCCGCATACGTTCTTAAGGAAGGCGTCCCGGTACTCGTCGGAATCGATGGTGATCGCGCGCTCTTCGACTTCTGGAGTGAGGTCGATGTTTG